ACACTTGGAGAAGTATTTATCTTCCATTCCCCAGTTGTAGCATCTGTTGAACCAAATTCTGTAGGTGCATAAGAATAACCATCACAGAAATGAACATGGCTCATAATACCTTTCCATGTTTCAGAACCACTTTCTTGACCACCAATTCTTAAATTAGCACTTGAACTATTAAATCCTAAATCTACATTTTGACCTATATTGTGTGTTATGCTTAAATCAATTTGTTCGCCATTTATATAAACTCTATATCTATCAGCTTGTGTGCTTTGTGTTGTATCGGCTCTAACAACTAAATGATAAAATCCATTAGTATCTCTATATTTTGCTACACTATTAGCTTGAAAATTTATTTGTGCTCCAATTCTATCATAGAAAAACCAAGTATTATTAGCACTATCAGTATTATGACAATACAAAATATATCCTCTATTACTACCATCTACATAATTTTGTATTGGTCTTTGATATGTTTCTATATTTGCTAATTTAAGCCAAGCAGAATAAGTAAACTTTTTTCTATCAGTTGGTGTTCCTGTTGTTCTAGTTATATATGCCATAATTAATTATGCTGTGCTCCCCCTGTTGCACCGAAGCTAGAAGTGAAACTAAAGTTTCTATCTGCTGTTTGACCTTCGGCATCTGTTATTCTAATTGTAAAGTTATAAGTAGTAGGTGTCGTAGACGACCCACCAAAATCTGTTGTTGTAATTACTCCTGCACTTGAAAGCGTACAGTTAGCTGTTGATAATACTGATGTAGTTTCAGAAAATGTTACTGCACTATCTGATGAACCTGCAATAGTTGAAACTGTACCAGAGAAATTACCTGCGATAGTTCCTAGTGAACCTGCTGATGTACTAAATGTTGGAGCTGTAGATGCAGTTAAAATATTATTTGTACTTCTTCCTGCGTTACCATCTGGGTTTTCTATTCTTACATAATAGTTACCAGAAGCTAAAGTTACATTAACTGAAAGTGTAGTTGCATTTGTAAATGCTACTGTATTAGCTAAAGTTACTGAACCATCTGTTTTAATAAATTCTACTATTGGTATAGATACAAAGTTAGTACCTGTAATTGAAATCGTTGTAGCTGTTGCAGGTGCAATCGTTTGAGATACATCTGCTACTGTTGGTTTTGTTTCTGTTGCATCAATCCAAGATAATTGGTTTGTGCTAGAACCTGCTGTAGCAAGTACCTGTCCACTTGTTCCTACTGATGTAGGTAATATTAAAGTATAAGATTGACCAGAACTATGTGCAGGTGATTTAATTTTAACACCATGTGAATTTTGTGAACAGTTTAATTGTATAGCACCATCTGTAGAAGAACCATCACCTTTAACTGTTAATACTGGTGAAGGTAATCTGTCATTATTAATAGTACCACTACTTATGTTTGATGCGTCTATTGATGCTACATTAAATGTTCCATAAGCAACAATATCTAATACATCACCTACAGTTGCCGCACTAATTACTACAGAAGTTCCTGATGTAATTGTAACATCACTAGCTGATAAACGAACTCCGTTTAAATATACGTCTGCAAACCCTGCGTCATACGCAAGTGTGTTTCCTGCTGTGTCTGCACCAGTAAATGTTGTTTGACCTGCTGTTGCAATATAATTAAATCTAGCAGAAGTTCCATTTATTGTAGAACCTGCCGCCGCCCAACCGCTAGATTTATAAACTTTTAATTCATTAGCTGTTGTGTCGAAATATAAGTCACCAACATTTAAACTTGATGTAGGTGCTGAACTTGAAATTCTATATTGTTCTGCAAAGTTATTTACAGAGGCTAGGTTTGTAGCAACAGTATTTACGTTAGCAATAGAACCACCAACATTATTAACATTAGTGATTGCTCCACCAACATTATTAACATTAGTTATTGCTCCTGCAACTGCTGTAATATTTGAGTTAGCACCTGCTACTGTTGTAATGTTAGCATTATTACCTGCTACTGTTGTTACGTTAGCCGCAATGTTTTCTACTGCCGCTACGTCACTTGATATGTTTGCAACACTTGTAATATCACTATCAATACCTGCAACAGTGTTTATGTTAGCTGAATTAGCATTAACTGCATTAATGTTTGTGCTATTTGAGTTAACAGCAGATACCGCACTTGATATTCCTGCTACTGTAGTAATGTTAGCATTGTTTCCCGCAACTGTTGTTACATTAGCAGATACACCCGCTACTGTATTTACGTTAGCTATGTTAGTACCAACTGTATTAACATTGGCTATATTATTTGATACTGTGTCTATTTCTGAAGTAGTTTCTTGTAAATCTAAAGCCGCAGTTTCTATTTCTGAAACTGTTTCGTTTAAATCATTTGCTACTACAATTACTTTAGCAATATCTGTAGCAACTGTATTTACTGAAGCAATGTTTGTAGCTACTAAACCAATATCGGTAGCATCACTAGCTACTGCTGTTACATTAGATGCAATACCTGCAACTGTAGTAACGTCAGAACTAATGCCTGATACTGTTGTAATATTTGGTAAATTTGTAGATATAAATTGTTTGTTAACACCATCAGTATTATTTACTGGGTCTGCTACATTTGTAAGTCTTTTATTTTGTATGTCCCACTGAAAGTTTACATTTGATAATTTAATTACATCACCTGCATCATCAATAGCTTCTTGTGACATAAAGAACGCTTGGTCACTATCTGTATCTAAATCACTCTCTGTAAGGACTGACCCAGAAGCATAGTCTACTAATTTAGTAGTCTGTGACGTTCTTCTTCTAATCTCAATAGCCGCATCTTGGGCAGGTGCAGAGTTAAAAGTAAGGGTAGTTCCTGCACTATTTAAACTAAAAGCTGTAGTAGCTACTCCTGATAGAGTAACGGTAAGGTCACTTGTGGCTCTATAGCTAAAAGGTATAGAATAAGATGTTGTACTGTTATCGCCTGTATAACGTACAAAACTATTTGCCATGTATGATTTTCCTTAATATTTGATTGGGTTTTACTAAAAGTGTAAGTTTAGTTGTTTGCTAGGGTTTCTAGCGTCTCGTAATGCTTATTATATTTATTTTGTTTATTTTCAAACAATGCTCGTTCTCTTTCCCCAAATTCAGGAAATTCTCTCATCATCAATGCTTTAGCATTTCTGTCTACATATTTAATAAAATCTATAATAACTTGTGCTTGTTCATCTTTACCATTAATAGTACCTGATGGGTGTTGATAAATGGCACTGTTTTTATCTAATATCATCTTTTCAACATATTCAGCTAAAGTATATTGTTTACCATCATATTCAGTATCATTTATAATACTTCCTCCTTCATCTACTCTAGTTTCATCTTTAATTTCTAGCATTCTATCATAAGCTGTTTGATTTTTACTATTTCTTATATCTTTTAAATTTACAGATGTTGTATCACCTTTAAGTCTAATACTTTGTACTGGGTGTCTGTACTTAAATTCTCTTTCGCTAATAAATTTAGATGTTTCTGTTTGTTTAAAATTAGTCATAGCAAATGGTGAAGACCATAAACCACTTTCTCCTCCTAATCCAAACAACCAACCATTTTTTCTATCTATCTTTTGACCAAACATATTACGTTTTGGCATAATAGCATCTTTGCTGTCCATTGGATTTAAACTTCTCATTCTATCACTTAAAGTGTAAAGTTCTCTTTCCCATTCATCATTAACTCTATCTAAATATCTTAATCCACCTGATAATGGAAATACCTTATATGCCATTTGAGAAGCTATTTGTGTACCCATTCTTTGTGGTTTTTTAGAAAACATGATGTCATCTGAAGTCATCATATTAACTAATTCAATAATATTTTTTGTGTAAAATTTAGAAGATACATTTCTTGTAAGTGTTGCAACAACTCCCATAATTAATTCTGTTGTATCTTGTTTAATCATAGGGTCTAAATCATCTGTATCTTTTAACCTATCACTTAATAAAGAAACTAAATCTGCCGCAATAAAGAATGGCATCATAATAGGGTCTAATCTATTTAAAGAAATATATCTACCATCATCAGTTTTATATGAGTATGGTATCTCTCCAGTGTTAGCTTCTTTGTCTTTTTGTTTTTTATAATCAACATCACCACCGCCTACAATTTTTCCTGACAATGCAAAACTAATAGCTGTTCCCCATAAAGCCCAACCCATTTGTATTCTTGCTTTGGCTTCAGCCGCCGCTTCAGGATTTAGATATTCTTTTTTTCTAAAAGGGTTCATACCTCTAGCTATTTCACTTCTAAACTTACCTCTAGGTAAACCTTTTTCTGCTAACATGTGAGCCATTTGAAATTGAAATCTACCAAGAAAAGGTAAATGTTGTGCTGACCATCTTAATAAGTTTGATGGAGTGTTTACAAAGTGAAGACCTAATAATCTTAATGATTTATGTTTTGTAGCAATTCTTAAAAGAGAACCAGTAAATTTATCATCTAATTCTTTAGTGTTGGGATTTATCTGTCCTACATTCTGTGTATATGAACCCTCTTGTGCGTGATATAAAGGTGAATTTAATCTAGCATCAACAGTTTTATCTACTTCAATAGCTGAACCATTTTGATTAATATATTCTGCTTCTATTTCTTTTGCTCTTTTTTTATATTTATCTGCGTAAGTAATATCAGTTAAACCTAACTTTCTATCTTTAGAAAATTTATAAAATTTATTATCAAATTCTGGGTTTTCTTTTAATATTCTTGAATTAATTAAAGATGTCATTCTAGCTTTAAACATCATAGATTTAAGAAATTCATCTCCTGCTGATAGAACTCTCATAGGTGCTGACACAACTCTACCTGCTCCTTTAAATGTTCCAGTAACAATTTTACCTAATCTTGTTCCATCTAATCCTACAAGGTCTGTTATAGTTTCACCCCAAGCATCAAATAAATCTTGAAGTTGCCCTTGTCTCATAGTGCTGTCGTGTTTCATTTGTCTGCTATCAAGCACAGCTCTTCCTTCCCAAAATGATTTACCTGCTCTTTTTAAAGCATGTCCAATAAAAGCGTATTGATATAAATAAGTTTGTAGAGCTTCTCTCATTATAACTGATGCTCTTTCTTTATCTCGTCTTAACATGTTAAAACCTCTTAACATCATAGTTGCAGGTTTCCATTGTGTCTGTACCAGACCAGATACAATGTTAAGTATGTGTGTGTCAGGAGAAGATAAAAGGTTATTGTTTACAAATTCAGTGGCTATATCCCATTTATCTACTTCTCTTGCATTTTGTAATGCTCTAATTATTTGGTCTCTGTCAGATAATTTTCCAACCGCATTCATAAATTCCCATTTTTGTTCAGGTGTACCTTTTGCAAGATTAGACATTTTAGGGTCTTCTGGGTCAGCCATAAGTTTTGCGGCTCTTGCTCCATCAGCATCTATGTTATTTGCATTTAAAGCTCTAGCTACATTTGTACCCATTTCTGATTTAACTTCTAACATTTCAAGTACATCAGCCATTTGTTTATCAAAGTCTGCTATCATCTGTAATTTTTCTTCAGGCATTAAATCAAGTCTATTACTTTCAGTACCTAAAGCACCCATGATGTCATATTTACTTTTAATAGCGTCTCCTTGTGCAACCATAGTTGCATATAGTTTAGTAAACTCTTCTCCATAAGCTACTCTTTCTGCCGCTTCTTTTAATTTTTTAGGGTCAGCACCAAATCTAGTAACTGCATCAGCAATCATTTCTGCGTGTGTAATCTTTTTCTTTTTTAATTTTTCTGTAACGTCATCAATAGTAAATTTAATTAAGGCTTCTGTGCTAGTAGTTTGGTCTGAACTAGGTTTTTGAAATTTAGGTGCGTTGTTTGATTTTAGAGGGGGTTTGTCTTTAGGTGAGATTGTATCTGTATTTAATTTATTTATATATTCTTTTGTAGTTTTAGGAGTAGGTTTTTGTCTTAATGAAATATCATCAGTTGGGTCTAAATTATCAAATAGCTGTGACCCAGTTATTGTACTTTGACCTTTAGCTTCTATCTCTAATAATTTCTTAACGCTTTTTCTTCTTAAAGAATTGTTTGTTAATTTAAAAGCACCTGCCGCAAAAGCAGAACCAAAAGCTGTACCAAAACCAAAACCTGCGGCTGAAGCTATTGCTCCTCTACTAACATTATACTTATCTTGTATACCTGCTTCTATGTTTGTATGTTGTAATAAAGCATCTTGACCACCTGCTATAACTGTATTGATAGCACCTTCAGTCAATCCACCTTTAACTACAGCTTTGCCTAATGCTTGTTTTTGTGCATACTTTGCTGTTTCTTTTAATGCTCTTTCATTAAGTTCTTTTGCCATTTTATCTTTTAGCGTAACTCTTAATGCTTGTTTGTATGCTTGTTTAGCCGCTTGACCACCAACTCCTGCACCTACTACGTTGACAGGGTCTAGTATCATAGCACCCCCATTATCTACTAACCAACCACTAAAACTTCTATTTGGGTCATTCCAAAACGAAGGTAAGTTTTCGTAAGTTTGTGATATGTATGCAAATTCTTTTAATCTTTGTTCATCTTCTTCACCCATTACGTTAGACAAGTCCATACCCATAGACACAGTATTGTTTGTTCTCCAAGACCTGTCGGTATAAAAATAATCTAATAAATCGGCATGAGACATTTTATTAAATTTTTTATCATTTTCTCTATAAGAATAATAACTAGATAATGTTTTATAAAATTCTTCTGTTTGTATTTGTTCTAAAGCATCTTCTTCTGTAGTAGCTACTTCTGGTACAAAGTAAGTTGAAGTATCTGTTGACTTGTTATTTTTTATTTTTTTAAAATCCATTATTTAGCTAATCCTTCTAATGCTTGTATAATTAAATCTTGTTCAATACCTAATTGTTTAGATAAATCTTTTATAAGTTCTACGCCTCTATCTTGTGGAATTAAATCAAAGAACTCTTTATTTAAAGTTCCATCAGGAAAGAAAGATGAAACTACTTGTTGAATAAATGGTACAACTTCTTCTTTATTAAAATCTTCTTGTGAAATACTGTTAAATGGGAAGTTATCATTGTTAGTTCTGTGTTGTTCTATTTGAGGAAAGTTAAGTTTTTCTCCATTTATAGTAATTGACATATCATCAAACTTATCTGTTTGAAGTGTAACATTTGGTATTTGTGAAACGGCTGTATTAAACGTATTGTAGAAACCAGTATCTTGTCTTGTTTCTTCTTTCTTAATTTCTGCCGCTTCTTCTGCTTCTAGTTTCTTTTTCTCTTCTAGTGCTTTCTGGTCTTCTATTTTCTTTTGGTCATCAAAACTTGCTAAAGGTTTAATTGCACTCATTGTGTTTGGAGCAACTGCAAATTGTTTAGAAACATATTTTTCAAGTTTAACCATAAAAGCATCTCTTTCATCATTAGTAGGTTTTCTACCTTCTTGTTTAAAGAAATCATTTTCAAAATCGTATATTTCTCTAATTACATATCTTTTAACATTGCTTTCTGCTTGTGCTTGTACTTTTGGATTACCACCATTTAGGGCTACTTTAAATGAACCTTCAACAATATTCATAATGGCTGTTGAACCTGAAGAGTATGCTAAATTATTTATGTGAAGTTTTTTATTGTCATCTTTTTGTGAGTTCTCATAGTGGTCTAGCATGTTACCCATTAATCTAGGGTCAGTGTCTAAATCGTTAAATGCTTCTTTCATTTCTTCTACGTCAGCAAAACCATCAGAATAAATCTTTGTAATAAAATCATCTACAATAGCAGGGTCATCATCAATATATAAATCAGCCTTCATCATTTTATCAAAATTAGATACGGCTTGAACATCTCCCATAGCTTCTAATCTATCTCTTAAAGCCATCTTTTCAGTGTGTGTTCTAGGTCTTGTTGTTGTATTACCATCTGCATCAGTTTCAGTTACGTCTGATAATAATTCTGCGTATATAGTTTTAACTTCTTCTTTTCTTTGATATTCTTTTTCTTCTCTGTCTTGTATTTCTAAATCTCTTCTTTTTTTAGTTAGCTCATCTTGTATAGCTATAACTTCTTTAGATTTTCTTGATGCTAAAGTTCCAATAGCAGAACCATTTTTAGAATAACCTAAATTAGTATTCATTAAAATGTATGCTCTTTCTAAATCTTCTTCTGTTTGTGCAGTAGAAATAACATCAAGAATAGCACCTCTTACGATTGCCAATGTTTCTGCATTTGTATGTAATAAATTAGGTTCACCAGTTCCATCACCATTAGGAACTTTAATTTGTAAACTTTTTATAAATTCTGGTAATTGTTTTTTTAAATCTTCAAGAGGAATATCTTGCATTAAACCAATACCATCAGTAATCTTTTTTTGAGACGCATGTTCACCTCTTAAAGTGGCATCTTTCATTGCATCTTTATGTCTAAACTCATTAAACTGTGTTGTAAAACCTAGCAATGTAGAACTATCCATTGATTTAGTATCAGGCATGTATTGTTTATAAAACAATTCAAGGCTCATAGTTTCATCTGTAATATCATAGCCATCTTCAAACTTACCTTTTTTAATAGCATTAATAACTTCATGTGCTTTAACCCTACCTGCATGATAATTTGTAGTAGCTTCTATGTATTTACCAGATAACTCTGGGTGTTGATTAGATATGATTTCAGATTGTATTTGTTCAAAAGTTTTACCATTTGCATATAGTTCATCTATTTTTGCAATAGCTTTATCTTTTTTTCTATCAATTCTTAACGCCTCTGCTTTACCAATTTGATAACCTGCGTTTTGTAGTGATTTAGCTAAACCATCAACACTGCTACCACTAGATACATACCCTGCGTTAGCCGCACCATAATATTTATTTGTTCCTTGTCTTTGATATTTAGCCATTATTTTTTTGCCTCTTTATTAGTTTGACTTCTTTGATAACCACTATTAGCCGCAGTAGCTACTTCTAGCATTAATCCAGTTCTTGATGGGTCTGTAGGCGGTTTTAAACTGTTATAAGTTTTAGATAGATTAGCGTAGGCTTCTGTTTGTTGGTTTTGAAATAATGTAATATCTTTGTCATAACCGCTAGTTATGTCGACCCAATCTTCATCATATAAAGCACCAAGAGATTGAACAATTTTTGTATTGTTAGCATTTCCTAAATTTACTTTTTGTGCAATTTCACCATCTCTTTTAGCTTTAGTTCTAATTTCTGCTAATAATTTTTCTCTATCAGCACTGATTTTTTCTTGGTCAATTTTATTAAGGTCATGTAAATATGCTTTATCTGCGTTTCTTCTAGTTGTCTCTTGGTCTCTTCTAATAGCTTTATTGTCAGCTTTCTTTTGTCTATGAGCTACAACTGCTCCTGCTACCTGAAGTGCCGCTTGAACATCACACATTAATTATTTACCTCTTTCATCATTAATAAAAATGGCATCTTACCGATACCAAAATCTCCTATTTTTGTTTTAGGTTCAAATCCTAAAAATTGTAACCACTTTAAACTTTTCCAATTTCTTTCATCTACAAAATTGTAGACGTACTCATAATCTTTACTCATCTCGTTTACCCATTTAGGACACTCTTTAATAAACTGTTTGACGTGTTTAAATAAATCCTCACTAGATAATAACCAGACTACTCCATAGCCTTTTTCTTTTGATGGTACAGAACCAAACATACCAATTACACCTTCTGACTTTGTTCCAATAATAGAATAAATCTTACCTTTTTCTGTAAATGGTATTACTAATGCCTCTAACGGAGTTGCTCCATTGGAAGCCATAATCTCTTGCCTGTCACCTTTTCTAATCTTTGGTGCTAACTCTAACGCATCTTTTAATTCTGCTTTTCTAACGTAGTTTTCTTTCATTAAATCCTTCTTGCTCTATTGTGATAATAACCTTCAACCTCTGCACCTGCGATATACATAGGCAAGTGAGATGACGATTTAATATCTAAAGTAAATTCTGTGTTTTGACATTGTACAGGTACTCTTAATGTGCCTGTTGCTATAGCAGGTTGTCCAATAACTGATGTAGCTGTACCAATTACATACCCATTCATAATAGCTGTAGATGTATCTCTATTAGTAGGAGTAACTTCTACTTGAAAGAACCCACTGTTTTCAAAGTTAAATGATATGTTTCGTATTTGGTATCTACCTGAAGTTACCGCTACTAATCCTCTTCCAGTATTCTCTCTGACATACTGTGTAGACATTGTGTATTTACTTTCGTAGGGAACACCAATGTATAACGCTGTGTGATTACCAACGATTGTATATGTAGAACCTGATGTATTTGTTGCTGTGTAATTATTACCATTAGTTCTATCTACTGCAATCAATCCAGTCTTTGCACCATAAGGTGACGTAAACGTAGTTAAATCTGTTGCCGCATCATACGTTCCTGAAACTGATGTTTTAAGGTCAATGTAAACTCCATGACCTATTGTTGTATCTTTTAAATTTCTTAAATCTATTTTAACTAATTTTGTAGTTGTGCCTTCTGAAACTAATAAATAAATAAAACTTTCTAAAGACATACCACCTAAAATCTTAACACCTGTGAATGTCCATTTAGACCAAGCATTTTGTACTTTCTCTCCACCATCAAAGAAATACTTATAGATGTACATTGTGTTAGCGTATGTTGTAGACACTGTGCCACTATAAGGAGCTGTTTGACTGTCTCCTGTATCTGACGTTAAAAATATTAAATTATCTTCAGTTGTATTACTTATGATTTGATAACAGTTAGTAGGTATTAAGTTTCCTACTGATACTGTAATGTCCATACCATCATTTGTAAGTGTATCATCATCAGCAAAGTATTCTCTTATTGCTGTATTGTTTGTTCTTGCTTGTGCAAAGTATGCAAACTTACCTGCTGATACTGGTGTTACTTTATCATCATGTTCAAATGACGATACTTCATTAAGTATAGCTGTTGTAGGTGATATACTTTCACCTGAACTATCTAATTTATATTGTGCTGTATCAGAAAATAATAATAAACTTTCATTAAATCCTACAGAGTTTTTAAGTGTGTTAACCTGTGTACCTGAAGCCGCAATATCAATAGGGTCAGTATCTAATACTTGTGTAGATGTTGTTGAAAAGTAATTAAAGAAAGAAGCATTCTCTGTTAATACTAAATTCTCACCTGATAATATTCCTAATCTATTTTTGTAATATGTAAGGTTATTAATTTTCTTACCAACAAAAGTTGGATTAGGGTTAGTGTCAATATCTCCACATTTTCTATCTGTCCAATCTAATTGTTGAAATGTAAACGTACCATTGTTGTTATTAATCAATGCGTGTGGCATTGTAGAATTATCTACTCCTACAGAAGTTGCAGGTGCTATTGTTTCATTCCATACACCAGACTTACCTGAAAAGTTTACATAGTAATCAGATAGAGTATCTCCTTCTTCTCCAGTAATTTTTATAATGACACCTTCTTTTCCATAAAAAGGTAGTTTACTAAAATCTTGTATTTCATCTCTGATAGAATACATGGCTGTGTTACCAGAACCATCAGATGTAGTTATAGTATAGTTTGCATTACCATCAGTAGGTTTTCCATAGATTACACTGTCGAATGCCTCAAACGTAAAATGAGATGTAAAACCAGAATAGTTTGCTAATCCTTGTGTAGTAGATACTGAAGCATTTGTATCAGTTCTTCTAACATTAAATGAAATACCATCAGCATTGCTGTCCCAGTGTGTACTTGAAGTTCCATACAATAGTATGTCTGTAATTTTATTTGTATCTCTAAATTTACTATCAGTAGACGCATCATTACCTGAAGGCAACTGAAAGACTACTTCTAGTTCTTGTGCCATTGATGGGTGTTTCAATGCTACTTTATATTCTCTACCATAGTTTGTTAGTTTACAAACAATTAAGAACTCTTCTACTTTAGCCGCAGACGTTGTACTGTCAGCCGCTACTGTTGTTGCTGTATTAGCTAAAAATGTGTAGTCAGCAATGTTAACTAACTTAAAGTTTTCTCTAGGGTTTGTTGAAGTTAGATAACTTGAACCACTTGCAACTGTAACTGTTTTTTCATTACCTGCTAAATCAAATACTTTGATACCTCCATTGTATAAAGCTACAATGTATTGATTATCTGCATCTCTTTGTATTTGCCAAAATTTTGTTTTGTTAGAATAAATATTACTACTGTCTACTGTTGCTACAAAATCTAAAGGAGGTCTTTTTGATAGACCATCTACTAAACCATTCTGTAGATTTACTTGGTCTGCTCCCTGATTAATACCTCTTTGTGTTGGTGTCTGTTGGGACATACCATTTAAGAAGTTAGGAATAGATTGTGAAACAACACTTCCCATAATTAGTAATGCCTTCTAGTGGGTCTATGAATTATAGAGAATGTATTACTATCACCATCAAGCATATTTATATCACTCTCTTGGCTATCAGCTTGATGGAATGCCATAAGAGCTTCATTCTCATCTTGACCAATTAATTGTGTAATTTCTTTATCACCAATAAATCTAGCCGCAAATCTTCTTGCCGCTTTTAATGTAATATATTGTCTAGCGTATTCTGGTAAATCTTCAAATTGTTGTACTAAAACTAAATCAACAGATTTAGGTGCAGAGATAAATACGTCTGTATGGTTTTCCATATCGTATAAATATCCACTTCTAATAGTGTAGTTTAAGTGTCTGAATTGAGAGTTTGCGTCAGCCTTTACGCAGTTTGAAGGTAGGGGTACTTTGCTGTCACTGTCTAAAGATAGTGATTTATAATTTGTATGTGTGTTAAAATTCCACCCTTGTGATTGGATAGACATAGATGTTTCATTAAGAATATTTTTTGCTGTACTTACGTCAACTGTAGTAGTGCCTGTAATACTATTTACTGGAGCTTCTCCAATAGTAGATAGCATTATATTTACAGCTTGTAATTCGCTTGTGGGTGTAATTTGTGTAGTCATCTATCCTTTGTGTTAAATTTTGTGTGAGAACACTGGGCGGATTGTCAGTGTTAATCTCCGCCCAATGTAAGTAGAAGTATTATGCTTCTAGTATTCCGACTGCCGCTTCTGGTCTTAATACACCATGACCCATGCTGTATTTAGCAACCATTAACGTACCTTGTCTTCTGATGTCGTACTCTTTTTCAACAGCTAAATCCATTAGCTTAACAGTTCCGACTGCTGAAGGGTGAGATACAAGAGCAACAAAGTTAGATAGGTTAACTGCTTGAGGAGTTGAACCACCATTAGTTGCTGAACCTGCGTCTGCACCTGAAGTAACATTAGAAG